CCCTGCTCTGCAAAACCTTTAGGGCCAGCAATGAATGACGCATGGCTAGAAGTCTTACCTGTCTCAGGTCTAGCACCTATCATAATAAGGTGACCACCATTAACACCCTCCACCTTACGTGCCAAGGTAGGTAGGTTGAATGTCCACTGAGCCTCAAGGTCACTCTTCTGTAATAGATAATCCATATCAATGTCAGCCCACTCAACCGATAGGTTAGGTGTGAAGTCTTCATTGTAATTATCTAGTATGGCACGTAGAGGTTCAAGGGATGCGTGTTCACCATTGACGTATTCAAAGCCAAGGTTAGCTACCTCTTCTCCTACATGTTGTCGGAACATATCGGACAGTACATCACTGGCTATGTCCACACCCATGATAGCCTCACGCTCTACCTTGTCAAAGATACCTTGATAGGAATCCTTCTGTGCTGTAGTGAGCGTAGGATTCTTAGAGAAGAAGAGTGCCTCCACCTCTATGGGTGTAACATCCCTGCCGTAGGTAGTAATGGCAGCATCAATGGTAGCCTTAACCTTGCGACCTTCCTTGCTGAATATACTGTTGGGGCAACGGATACCCTTGTGGTTATCATGGAAGTCTTTATCCATGAGTGTTCGTAGTAATGCTAATTCCATTATGCCACCGCCTTGTTAGTTATTTCTTCTATCGTTCTATCACAGCCAACACATACATCCTCAACTAATGTACACACCCCAATGCAGGGAGAAGAGTTAGCTTCAAATACCGCAATGGCAAAACCTCTAGGTGTAGCACTGCGAATGTTCTTAGTCTTCATGGACTTGCCACCTAGCATAGAGTGCTGGCGACTAAAGCCAAAGCTCTCACAAGAAACCTCTGCCTTAGTTGGCATCTTGAATCCACCACCTGTCCATAGGCAAGTCTTCTTAGAGTAAGCATCGTATGGTGCTATGTACTCTGGGTATAGTGGGTGTGATGCCTCGTCCTGATGGATGTAGCCACCATACTCATACGGGTGAAACTTGTGGTCAGGCTTACGCCATAGAGTAGACAATCGGCTCACTGGATTCTCAATGTAATAGGGTACTCCCCAATCATCAAAGATCTCAGCACACCACATAGCATACATACATGCCTTAGTCTGAAACTCAGGATCAATCTCCCCCTTCTTCTTAAACCATGCTGCACCTGATACGGCAAGGTCAGTGCATACAGGGAACCCCATAGCAAAGATAATATCCTCGTCCTCAAATGCATTGAAGATAGCACACATAGTTTCGTATGAGTGCAGGTCTGCATTATGATAATGGATAGCACCACCACCTTGGAAGTGTTCCACCTTAGTATCGTCATGCTGTATGTCGTAGCAATATACTGTGTGTCCTGCCTCTGCCCAAGGGGTAGCAGCAACGCCAGTGTAATCATAAAGTGATAGTACTATACTCATGTCATTCTCCAAATTAGTTCTGTAGTACTATGTAGTACTAGTACAACGGGGATACAGGTTCTTTATTTGCAATCTTAATAGCTTCTTGCCACTCTTCATAAGACTTGTTGTACTTCTTAACAGCCCTAAAGAACTTTGCATTTGCCTCGTCTATGGTAGGGCTTGGAACATCTCCTGTCAAGTTAGGCGTAAGCTTGTAAGAGTGTAAGCCATTAGACACATGGGTAGTCTCCACTTTATGTGCGCCATACTTAGACTTACGTAAGCTACGAATAGCTGCACTCACTGATGCCTCTGGAACACCTGTGATGCTAGACACTTCCGCAAGGGTTACAGGTCTGTTTACATTACATGCATCGTAGACCTTATCAATAGCAGTCTTTAGTTTTCCGTTAGCTTTAATTACTTTGTAATACGTACCAGTAAATTGGCTCATTATACTTTCTCCAATAGTTTTTTTGCTTCATTAATATCATTTTGCAGATTGTAGTAATGTATCATACTACCTATGCTACCTTTAGCCCTACTCATTATGCGGCTGCAATCTTTATAGGAAGTGCCAATAGCCCGTAGCTGTATAACCTCAGCTATCTCTTCCTTGCTAAAGGTATCAACCCTTTGGTCAGGTGACTTACGAAGGTGATCACCTATCTTAGGCTTGAATACGATACTCATTTCATTATCCTATCTATGCTGGCTTGACGAAGGTTCCATATAGCACCATGCAATTCATACGCCTTTAGTATGTGAGCTATGCTACCCTGACCCCTGCTAAGTATAGAGGCACAGTCATGGAAGGATACACCCATTGCACGTAGTTCAATAAGCTGATCCTTCTCTTCTGCTGTCCACCATCTAGGCTTGTACTTAGGCTCTGCTACCTTTACTACCTTAACAGGGAGTAAGTCAGAGAAGTCTTTAGGTATCTTAGGTTTGAATACTATGCTCATACATCCTCCAATCTATCTGTGTACAAATCAAACAACTCAACGTACTCGTTATAAAGTTTGGTAAGGGCAACGTCCTGTTCCAAGTTGGCATAAGTAGAACCTATATATGCGGTGTCATACTTTACCCTAGCCTCCTCAATCTTTGAGAGAAGTAGTTGGGTAGAGTCCATGTCTTCTACCACAGTACTAGGACTTAGCCCTAGACTAACTCTGTCCTTTGGCTTGGTGTCTTCCCCAACAGGGGCAGGCTTGCCTACAAATATGTTGTCATTCATCATACATCTCCTTAAAGAAATCCTCAAGTTCACCATCCTGCACATCATTACCTGCTATGCTATTGAGTGGGAAGGGTAGGCCATCTATGTAACTCCTGTCCAGCTTAACCAGTACAGGTACAGTCTTAAAGCCCATGTCTATCAGAGCGTTACGATGTACCGAGTCATGTGTGTCACATTCAGTATAGAAATTCTCTAGTCCTAGAAGGTGAAGTCGTACCTTCAATGAAGCACAGGGGGAACAATTACTCTTAGTGTACAGCTTGTATTCAACCATTACGTTCTACTCCGTAGCCATTGTTTAAATTCTACTGGTGTCATGAAGTCCTCAATCACTATGGTCAAGGCATTCTGAACCTTCTCGTTTCTATCTAAGTCACCAGCCAGTGCAGTCTTATCCTTACAGAAGGAGGACACCACCTCGTAGTAGTCTAACAGACCTTCCCTAAGAAATAAATCTATCACCTCAGTTGTGAACACTTTACCCAGTGCTTCCAATGTTCTATCACTCATTAGCCTACTCCTACTGCTGAAACAATAATACTCAAACCTACATACGCTAGTACACATGTGCAACCAACGTAAACGAAACCCAATAAAAACTCAAACATATTACCCTTCATACTCGCCCCCATTGTTTCGGCTTACATTCTTGGTGAAACACCCCTCACAGATAGCACTATCTGTTCCACGCCTACCACCTGAACTAGAGCGGAAAGTATTCCCACAAGGAATGTCCGCATAATCACTGCGTTTCCGTGTGTAGGCTACTAACACTGACACAGGCTCACCGCATCCCTTAAAGTTACCTAACTTGTAACACGAAGCGTATGCCTTCCATCTACTATACTCATTCATACTAGCTATACTCCTTAGTTTAGGGTCTATGTCCAAAGGGTTCTACATCGTCACCCATAAGTATGCTACAACCCAGTGGATTAATATCACAATCAGGGTAGCTGTAGCACCCTACATGTCCAAACTCCCTTACATATGCTTGCTTTTGAGCAATATGATCCCACCCTGCACCACTTCCAGCAGGAAGACCATCATCTTCATACTCTTCCACAAAATTACTCTTGTCATATACTTTACCCATTAGCTATCCTCCTCTTCCTCTTCATAAGTACCTTCCTCTACTATTGTAGTGTACAAATACTGACCATCCTGACTCTCTTCATACTTCCTAAATATTACATCGTCCTTAATTGCTGATCTCATTATTAACTCAGAGCAAGTGACCCCATCACCAAAATAAAACTCACCCCACAATTCCCATTTGCCTGTGCCTTGTTTAGCCATTAGCCATACTCCTTAACTTATCTAAGTCAACGTCTAGCCTGTACTTTATATCATCGTCCAGCTTCAATGCTACTGCTTTCCTTATGTGCCTACGCAGTTCCTTAACATGTGCCAATGATTTCATAGAGGCATCTGGGTCTAGTGCCACGATAACCTTGTCATACTTTAGCAGTGCTAGTGCATGACTCTCCATCAGGTTA